CCCCTTTCGGGGCCAAGTATGCCGGGTACCCGGCTTTCTTTGAAAGGAAGTACGATGCACGGCCTATTTGTTCAGACCTACGTAGACGGGTCCCTTACCGTCGATATCGTCAGAGATGGCGATATTATCGTGGGTGTTACCATCGCTCTTGGCGTGGGTCAGGATCCTCCTTTTGGAACGGTCCCAACTCATGTCACGTGGCGAACTCGCTCTTTGAGATATAAGCTAATGCTCCCGCTGCTTCGTCGCCTTCTCAGGCACTATGCAGTTGGATCAAGCTTACGCGTCTTCTATCTTCTGCCGGCGTTAAAAGCTGTCAGAACTTCGCCAGTCCGTGAGGACTACGGAGTGTAACCGGGTCGTATGGCCCTGAGGGTCATATGACGACAGGTAATGTCACCTATTCGGTATTCGATGTGGTACCGCGTGTTCCTTCCGGAACGTGCAACGTTGGTCTCTTCTCCACGAAAGTGTGGAATGGGACTGATCGTGCTAAAGTCGAATACGTTCGATCGCCTCAACGATATATCTTCCGGGAGTTATCTTCCGACTGGTATTCCCGTCGCGACGGTCGGCCGCTGACCTTGACGCGTCTTTATCGCTTCAAGATTGGACGAGAAAGGGCCGGAGGTCTATCTAAACCGCCTAGACGCGCGGAAGTAGACCATCCTTATTCCGCCACCATAAATCGGTGGTCGGATGAGAAAGTGACTTACTTTGCCGGGCAGACGTTCCAGGATGCTGTCGTAGCCACCTTTGGTGCGTCTACGTGGGCTCCCGTTAGCCTGCTGAACGCGAACGATCAGTTTCGCCTTATAGGTAAGCTTCGAGAGAAGCTCCTTGGGTCGGACTTTGATTGCTCCGTGTTCCTTGGTGAGATGGGCCAGACGGTCCGCCTCATAGCTGATTCGGCTATCCGAATTAGGCAAGCTTTGTCAAACCTACGACGTGGCAATATTGTAGATGCTACAAAGTGGTTGCTCGCAGGCACATCGCGGTACGGTCGTCGTGAAGAGACCATATCCCGACTGGTGTCACCTAAGGTGACTCGGGCGAGTCTTTCTGCCAAATGGCTGGAAATCCAGTACGGATGGCGTCCCCTGCTTTCTGATGCAGGCGAGGCAGCGCAATTTCTTGCGCAACGCCTCAGTGTCCCGTTCGCTCAGATCGTGAGATCTAGTGTCCGGCGTGAGCAGTCGAATACCAAAACTACAAATTTGGGTCCCGGGGATAATGTCCTCGGAAAAGCTGTTCAAGTCCACGGCCGTAGTATTAAGGCAATCATCACAGAAAGCCCCAACCTTGCGGCATCCCTGGGGCTCCTCAACCCAGAGAATGTTATGTGGGAGTTAACCCCGTGGTCCTTTGTGGTTGATTGGTTTATTCCAATCGGCCAATACTTGGAGTCACGAGCTTTCGCACAGCATTTAGTCGGGCAGTTCTGGACTACTGATTATCTGTCAGGCACACGCTTGACACCTGTCGGAAAACAGTTCTCTGCTCGGGCTAGTTGGAGACAAATTCAGGTCTCTCGAGCTTTTAGCTCAGCCCTTGACGTGCCAATGCCAGCCTTCAAACCGCTGTCAAAGGTTGCGTCTTGGGAACATTGCGCAAACGCAATCGCTCTTTTGGGTGCGCGGTCAAAGCCTCACATAGGGAATGAGGCCTCCGCTCCGTCCGTGCGTCCGGGAAAGCCCCCTAATTGGGATGCTCTGCCCGGTGAGCACGATCGCTAACGCTGCAAAGCAACTTCGTCGTAAGACGCAACCCTTCGTAGAAGCATAGCAACTACGATTTTGGAGATCCAAATGGGTCAACAAGCAAATATCACCGTTTTCGACGGTGCTGCCACTCCCGTCACACACACCCTCATCGGTGAGGGCGTCTTTCGAGACGCTGACGGGTCTCTGCGTGCGGTCTGGAAGGAATCCCTTGCGGGTGTTCCCGACTATGCGCAGATTCGGTACACACAGAACAAGCGCAAGCTGAAATCTGGTGTGTTCCAGGTGGAAGGACGATTCGAGGTTCCAGTAATGGAGTCTATCTCGGGTCAAAATACTTCCGGCTACACAGCGCCGCCCAAAGTGGCGTTTGTGGACACTGCGAAGCTGGTGGGCCTCCACCATGAGCGATCCGTGGTTACGGGTCGAAGGTTGGCTCGTCAGGCGATACTCAACATTGGTGGGAACGTTTCCACTTCCGTTGCGCCTGTGACGACCGGCCCTTGGCCTGAACTGCAAGATCAGCTCATCCAGGTGTCATGAAGCGGCTGCTCGCCGCCCTTTCATGGGTCTGGGAGCGTAGAGAGGTTGTTCTTTCTCTCTTGCGTTCGTGTCGTTTGAAGTAGCTCCCTTCGGGGCGATTCTACTTCATCTCGTTTACTTCTTTAGGAGTTATCAAAAATGCGGAAACTTTCCGTTTGGAACGAGCAGTATAGTCCGGGTGAGTCGATTGACCTACTCCGTGACCTCGCACTCAGTCACTGTCTCAAAGGAGGCAAGCAGGGCGCAGAGATTTCACAGCTAGTTCGTAGCTGTCGATTTCGCGAACTGTGTGACTACGAATTCTCTTACGACCTGGGTGCTACCCCAGAAGAGGTCCGCCACTGCCGTCAGGCATTGGCCTTCTTTACGAAGCTTGAAGATCTCGATATTGGGATCGACAAGGAGGCCGTCGCTTATGAGAAGTTCGTCAAATCCGAGGAATTGTGCGCAAGCACAAATGATATCTTCGATCTACGTGAACGCGGGGAATTCTTCTTTCTCCCGCGCGTTGAGTCTGTATTATATCGGGCTCAGCGGAAAATCGCGTATATCCTAGGTGACGTTCCTAGTTTTGAACAACTAGGGTTCCGCTTCGGACCAGGAGCGACCACTCGCACGCGTAAGCGTGTAGCGTCCGTCAGAAGAAAATTATCTGACAAGATCGCATGTAGCCAAGATCTCATCCCATATGTGAAAACATTGCTGGGTGAGATGCCGCAACTCTCTTACTCTACCGCCGACGTTTATGTCGACGATGGCGAAGAGATCGTGGCCTCAGTGCCCGTCCTAATTGAGGACGCATCGCTGAGCTTCGTCGCGAAGAACGCGAAGACGTATAGGACTATAGTTACTGAGCCTCCACTGAACTCTATGTTTCAATTGGGGGTTGGGGACTACATGTTCGAACGTCTTGCTCGTTCGGGGCTGAACCTACGTAGCCAAGAACTAAATCAGAACTTGGCATGCTTAGGATCACTTACCGACGCTTTAGCAACGTTGGACCTAGAGTCTGCATCTGATACCGTGGCCCTAGGCCTCGTGACAGACTTGCTTCCCTTCGACTGGGCCCTCTTCCTCTCACGAGGTCGATCATCCCGGGTAAGGTCCTCTAGAAACAAGGACCCCATCACTCTATCGAAGTTCTCCAGTATGGGTAACGGTTTTACGTTCCCCTTAGAATCGCTCATCTTTTGGGCGATCGCTGGATCGTGTTGTGAAAGAGGTGAAGTTGTCACCGTTTACGGTGATGATATCATCCTTCCGACAAGCCGTGTTGCCCTCTGTGTAGAGGTGTTGACAGCTTGCGGTTTCATCATCAACAGGAAGAAAAGTTACACGACCGGTCCCTTTCGGGAATCGTGTGGTAAAGACTACTATCGCGGCATGGATGTGAGGCCATTCTACCAAAAAGAATGGGTATCTCCTCGCACACTGTTCATTCTGCACAACTTTTATGTGCGGAAAGGAGAGGCGGATCTCGCTAAACGAGTCCGTGGGTGGATTCACCCCTGTTTACAGCTCTTCGGCCCGGACGGATATGGTGACGGACATCTTCTTGGGTTCCATCTCAAGAAGGTCAAGCCTCGTCATACTCGGAACGGGTACAGTGGATATCTCTTTGACACATTCACCGTAAAGGGTAGAAGCGATATTCGCCCTGCTCCAGGTGATTATGTCCTCCCGGCATACAGCATATATCGTCGGTCTCCCGACACTCTGCTGGATGTCACAGAGCTGCTATCGACGCAGCTCGCTTCGAGTCGCCGTACTGGTTTTGTGCCAGCAGCGTCGCTTCTCAGATCGAATTTTCTTCAATCTGATACCTTCTCAACGAAGGTAGAAGGGGCTCCTCTCCCACTGGCGGATTCCGCCAATGTTGATGAGCCGTCGCACCCTACTAAGGTTCTCACCTTACCCGGTAGCGATGGATATAAGAGAATCTCCGTCTACACCTTAGGGAGTTAAATCCCGCAGGTTTGCCTGTCAGCGTCAAGCTGAAAAGCTGGG